GAGTGAGGACCCACCTGAGAGAGCCTTCGAGCCTATACCTCAGTCTAAGACAAGCACTAACGGCAACATGAAGCTGTCGTCTACCTGCGGTTACTGCGACTTCAAGAAGCTATGCTATCCTAAGCTACGTAAGTTTATTTATAGCGACAAACCACTGTACCTAACTAAGGTAAATAAACTACCTAACGTAGCAGAGGATTTAGAATATCGTGGCGAAGTATAATAGTAAAAGACTGAGGGGTATCCAAGAAGGGTATCGCTCAGGCCTTGAGGTAGATACAGCTAACTACCTTAAGAAAAGAAACATCCCCTTTACCTACGAGAAAACAAAGATTAAGTGGATAGACTTACGCACTAGAACCTACACACCTGACTTTGTTTTAGGTAACGGTATCATAGTTGAGACAAAGGGCCGATTCGTTTCAGATGACAGAAGGAAGCACAAGGAAATACGGAAACAGTTTCCTGATCACGACATAAGGTTTGTCTTTACAAATAGTAAGTCACGCCTATATAAGGGAAGCAAGACAACATACGGTGAATGGTGTAAGAAACACGACTTCATCTATGCCGATAAGGTTATACCAGAATCCTGGTTAAAGGAGAGCAGTAATGCCTAAAGAGTTTGAACCATACGCTGAGATACTTAAGGTAATCAAAGGGCCATTTGAGAATGGTGAGAACCTTCCTTGGAACCTTTGCTTGACTAGGTACAAGTACGATAGCAACCTACACGAAGAAGAGTTTTACTACGCTAACATGGCTCAAGCTATGGATGACGTAGACTTCTTGTCTAACAACATCAGTATTGTTATTGATCGTAATGGTAATACCCAGCACGATGACGTTGTAAGAGGGATACACGATCATGTTTAAAAGTTCTAGATCAAAGACAGCTGTTGTATTCTCTTGCGCTCACTGTGACCCCGCCATAAGTAACGAGAGGTTCAGCCTTCTTGGTGAGTTCATCTACGATATTAAGCCTGACTATGTTGTGGACCTAGGTGATGGTGCCGACATGCGTTCCCTAAATACATTTGATACACGCAGCCCACAAGCTATCGTAAGTCAGAGTTATCAGGAAGACATTGAGCAGTACAACGAAGCACAAGATCGTCTACGTTGGAAGTTCAGGCATCATAAGCGTAAGCGTCCAGCCTACTATGGGTTTGAGGGTAACCACGAGCACCGCATCAAGAAGGCTTTGTCCAGTGACCCCCGCCTAGAGGGAACCAAGTACGGAATATCCTTCAGCCACCTACAAACTAACCACTGGTTTGATGAGTACCACGAGTACCACAACTCAGCCCCTTCCATACATGACTACGATGGCGTGTCCTACGCACACTTCTTTAGTGCTGGTAACTTTGGTACAGCTATGAGTGGTATGCATCACGCTAACTCTTTACTCGCTAACCGCTTTAAGAGTTCAACGTGCGGTCACTCACACAAGAGAGACATTAAGTTCAAGGATGCAGCTGGTGCGTTAGGTCTTGTCGTCGGTTGCTTCAAGGGTGCTGACGAAGGATGGGCAGGCCAGGCCAACCTAGATTGGTGGTCAGGTGTTGTTGTCAAGCGTGAGATAAGTAACGGTGTATATGAGCCAGAGTTTGTTTCTCTAGCTGCATTACGCAGGGAATACGGTTGACACTTTGATGGAAAATAATATAACTAAGGGTTTCCGCCAATGAAATTTGAGGCTAGACTTGTACTAGAAATTCACCCAGACGCTAACTTTCTTGAGGTATCAAAAGACAATGCATGTGTAGTTGTTTTAGAGTTGCTAGACGACTTGATCTACGATACTGATGACATCATTCTAACAAACTGTGAGGTAAACACTTATGACTAAAGTATCTATTAATAATAAAGAGTATGAAACAGAAGGCATGACACCTGAGCAGATTGATCTTGTTAACTTACTTAACTTGGGTAAAAACTCTGTTACTTTACTTGATCATATTCTTAAGTGTACTAGTTCTGTGCAGCAGATGAAGACAGAGGAGCTTACAAGACTACTCGAAGTTAGGCCCACATTAAATGATGAGTGATGTGGATCTCACAGCCATGGGCTACTACAGAATGATAGACGGAAATAAATATAGCGTCGATCCGTTTGAGTGTTACAGTGAATGGGTTGAGGGTAAGATTCTAACTAAAGGACATGATCGTTTAGTTGAGAATACCCTTGGACTTGTTGGTGAGTCAGGTGAAGTAGCTGAAAAGGTTAAGAAACTAATACGTGACAAGCACAAGTTTACTCCTGAGGAGATTGCTAAGGAGATAGGTGATGTCTTTTTCTATGGCGTAGCCCTTGGTATGATCTTTGGTTACGGACTTGGAGACATCATCAGACTGAACGTTGAGAAGTTAGATGGACGTGAAGCTAGGGGAACCCTAAGAGGTAGCGGCGACAATCGATAATATAACAACAGAAAGAGAACAACATGAGCAACAACTATTTACCAACAGACTACCAGTCATTCATTCACAAGTCACGTTACGCACGGTGGTTGGATACTACAAAGAACCGTGAGTCATGGAGCGAAACAGTAAGTCGTTTCATGGCGAACATAGTGATCCCTGTAGCTGGTGACGATAGCTACACACGTGATATAGAGCAGGCTATTCTTTCGCTGGACGTAATGCCTTCTATGAGAGCATTGATGACAGCTGGCCCAGCTATGACACGTGACAACACAGCTGGTTACAACTGTTCGTACCTACCAGTAGACGACATGAAGGCCTTTGATGAGGCCATGTTTATCTTGCTTTGTGGCACAGGAGTTGGGTTCTCTGTTGAACGTCAGTCCGTTTCTAAACTACCAGATATTCCTGAGTTGTTTGTGAGTGAGACTACAATTGTTGTAAAGGACAGCAAGGAAGGTTGGGCCAAGGCTCTTCGTCAATTGATTGCTCTCTTGTACAGTGGTGAGATCGCACAGTGGGACGTGGGCTTGGTACGTCCAGCTGGTGCAAAGCTTAAGACATTTGGAGGTAGGGCATCAGGCCCATCACCATTGATTGACCTGTTCGACTTCACCATTACTACTTTTAAAGGTGCCCAAGGTAGAAAGCTTAGTTCAATTGAATGCCATGACATCATGTGCAAGATAGGTGAGGTAGTTGTAGTTGGAGGTGTTCGACGTAGTGCTATGATTTCATTGAGCAATCTATCAGATGATCGTATGCGTCATGCTAAGACAGGTGACTGGTGGAAGAACGATGTACAACGTGCCCTAGCTAACAACTCTGTGGCTTACACTGAAAAACCTGACAGCTTATCATTCATGCGTGAGTGGTTGTCACTAGTAGAGAGTAAGTCAGGTGAGCGTGGTATCTTTAACCGTCAGGCATCTAAGGTACAGGCAGCTAAGAATGGACGCCGTGATGCAACGTATGAGTTCGGAACTAATCCATGTTCGGAAATAATTTTGAGGCCGATGCAGTTTTGCAACCTAACAGAGGTAGTTGTACGTGCAACGGACAGCATTGGTGACCTAGAGAAGAAGGTTCGTATGGCTACCATCCTTGGTACTATCCAATCATCGTTCACTAAGTTCCCCTACCTACGTAAGATATGGCAGAAGAACACAGAGGAGGAACGCTTACTAGGGGTATCTATGACAGGCATCATGGATAATAGTAAGATGACAACAAAGAATGCTGGCTTGGAGAAAACACTTGAGCACCTTAAATCTATCGCCGTTATTACTAACGCTGAGTGGGCTGAACGCCTTGGCATCCCTGTCGCTACTGCTATCAGCTGTGTTAAACCTTCGGGCACAGTATCACAACTGGTTAATTCAAGTAGCGGGATACATGCTCGTCACTCACCCTATTATATTCGTACTGTTCGTGGTGATAACAAAGACCCATTGACACAATTTATGAAGGACCAGAAGATACCTAACGAGCCTGATGTAATGAAGCCTGACCAGACTACCGTGTTCAGCTTCCCTATGAAAGCTCCAGACGGTGCAATAGTTACTGCTGATATGACTGCCATTGAACAGCTAGGGATGTGGCTAGCCTATCAACGCTCGTGGTGTGAGCACAAGCCATCTGTAACTATAAATGTTAAAAACAATGAGTGGCTAGAAGTAGGTGCCTTTGTTTATAAACACTTCGATGAGATGTCTGGTGTATCTTTCTTGCCCTTTGATGAGCACACCTACCAGCAAGCTCCTTACCAAGATTGTAGTAAGACAGACTACAAAACCCTTCTGTCTTGTATGCCAGATAAAATTAATTGGGAAGAATTATCTGACTATGAGAAGGAAGACAACACTGCAGGTAGCCAAACACTCGCATGTTCTGGTGACTCCTGTGAAATCGTAGACCTAGTATAAAGGAAATAACATATGACTTTTCTATCAGCCGCAATCATAGTACCCGTAGTAGTATTCTTCTTAGGCACAGCCCTAACGGAGGTAAATGCTGCAATCACAGACCTCATTGAACCTGAGGTTACCCAAGTATCGGAGTAGTCAAAGTGAAACTAGAACAAGAAGCACAAGAGCACATCCAATCTAAACGTAAAGAGTTCCTAAATGAATTAGCTGATCGTATGGAAGAAGTAGAAGTGTTTATAAGTGACAACCTATGGCCCTGTGATGAGAGATCCAAAGCCCTAGATAGGTACACAGAGACATTCCTGTGGGCTAGATACTGTGCTGAGATGCATGGGCTTAAGTAAAACTAAAAGGGGCAGCACTAAGCTGCCCTTTCTTTTGTCTAACTTATTGTGATGCTTTTACTGCTCTAGCTAAATCATCCTTCTTTAAATCTAGGTAGGTAATTAAGAAGTTTAATTGATTTTCATTTAACTCTGTTACATCCATGTCTAAATCTAACTCCTTTAAGGCAGCAGATACAGTACTTTTAGTCTTGCCTGCAGTGCCCTTACTTAAGTTGTAAAGCTTAAGTGTCCTAGTATCCTTAGGGTCAAGGCTACCCTCAAGAACTTTTATTATATTATTCTTGGCATTAGACATAACGGCATCAAGGATTTTTGTACGCTCCTGTATCGTACCTGACTTCCACGACTCACTGTTTATAGCCTTCTCCGCACCCATCTCTACGAAAGATACCACGTACTTGTTGATGTCGTTCCTTACCTCAGGAATGAAAGACTTTATTTGAGTGCGCCACTTAGGTCTACCTATCTCATTATACATACGCTGAATAGATGTCTGCCCCGGCACCTCTCTATAGCCAAAGATGCGTCCGATGGGTGCCATAGCACGATCTCTAGTTAGTGGGTCAAACTTCTCTTTGGCAAGTTCCGTACCCGTTAGTACTGTAAAAATTTGATCTACATAACGAGCCGACTTGTTTACAAACTCTGACCCATCCTTACGATCAATAGGTATGTAGTCTTCACCCCTGCTTATGGCAATGATCTGATTGAGAGGATCAAAAGGA